AAGTTAGTTTGTAAGAGATTATCTGGAGATCCTCTAAATCTAAAAGGATTCACACTATTTCAAGATAAAAATCAGTATGATGTAAATGTTTCATCTGCATCAGCATCAATATCGGATGTTGATATTGTCAGATATAACACAAATACTTTAGATAGTACCATCTTAAGCACTGGTGAGAGTTTAAGTGAAGATTCTCTTTATTACATAGTAAGTTTGTCTTCTGGATATAATCTAGATTCACTTACTTCTGGAACTATTGAAGGCAAATTTAATGTCACGTCAAAAACTATTTCGACGATAGATTTAAAGACAGATCAAACTGTAATAACTGTAGATTCGACTGTTTCTTTCCCAGCATCTGGAGCTTTCTTTATAGAAGATGAAAGCGGCAAAGAGTTAATAACTTACAGCAGCAAAAGTGTAAATCAATTTATTGACTGTAGTCAACCATCTAGATTATTTGCTAGAGGAAGTACTGTAAGATCCGTAACAAGTGTTTATGGATATGAAAACAATGATTTATCAAAAAAAGTAGAACTTGTAATTACTGGTGTATTAAATGATTTTGAATCTGGATCAGCTACCAGATTATCTGCATCTATTTTTTCCAATACTTCTGAATTAATTGGATTTGTAAATGGTTCTGGTTCTATTGTTGGATCCAATTCGATTTTGATTAATGGAGTCGTTTCTGGAACTGGAAGTTCTTTGGATGGAACGAATATATCTGGAAAAATTGTTGGAACAGTATCAAAGTCGAATATTGATGGAGTAATTGATGAGACAGGAGTTTATTTACTAGATGGATCTAGAATTAAAGGAATTTTTGATCAATCTGAAGAATTTGCTAAGAATCTTTTGGTTGGGGATCCAGTAAAAATAAAATCTATTGGTAAAATTCCAGACAAAGATGATTATCTGTTCACTTCTTGGCTTTACAATACATCTCCTAGAAGTAGTGTAGAAAACATAGATACGGTAATTGGAAACGAGATAAAACTGAGAACATTTGACGATCACCAACTGAGATTGGATGATGAATTGGAGTTAATTGATACATCTACTAATCAAGTAGTTTTAGAGGGTAAAGTTGATACTATTAACAGCTCGAAAGTAGTTACGTTTAACTCTACAACTACTGTTAATAATCTGGACCAAACTAAAAAGTGGGATATTAGAAGAAAAGTAATATTTGGCAAATTCCTATCTGGTAATACAGATCATTTAGATTCTAATGTAGAGAGTTTGGTTTCTGGTGTTCAAAATACTTATGATTCAGATTCTCAGATACTAGTCACTTCAGAATCAATTCCTAATTATGAAATTGAGCTTGGAAAAGGAATAAAAAGATTCTCATCCTCAGATATTTCAAATAACATCATTACAATAAATGATCATGGATTTTATAGTGGTGATTATGTTTTCTATTCCTCAGATTCTAATGCAACTGCAGTCGAAAATCTTTCTGAAGGGTATTACTATGTTGTTAGAATAAATGCTAACGAAATACAGTTAACAAGATCTATAAATGGTGTTCTCAGATTGTCTGATAGTTTGATTAAAATTGGAAATGGCAATTTATCTGACACTTCTTTAAAGTATAGTTTAACTACTGGATCATTTGCAAATAAAAGATTTACCGGCCAAAAATTACTTAAGTTTATCCCCAAAAATACTAGCAATCCAAATGCAAACCAAGCAACTCCTATAGGATCAATTGGATTATTTGCCAATGGAGTAGAAATTATAAACTACAAATCTCCACAACAAATTCACTATGGAGAAGTTAAAAAAGTAGATGTTCTCAACCAAGGAAGTGGTTATGATATTTTAACCCCACCAAATATTTCTATTAACAGCAAATTTGGAACTGGTTCTAAAATAAACTTGTCTCTGGATGGAAAAGTTGAAAAAATTAATATCGATAATACTGGATTTGATTTCTTAGAAGAGCCAACAATTTCATTAAAAGGTGGAAATGGTTCTGGATGTAAATTAAAAGCGAGATTGTTGCCAATAATTCATCAAATAGAGTTTGATGCTGGAACAACAGGATACGTCTCATCAGGATCCACAATTTCTATTATCAACACAGTAGAAAATTCTTTTAGGATAGAAAGTCAGCATAAATTTAGAGATGCTGATGAAGTGGTTTATAGAACTAATGGAAACACGGCTATTCCAATTAGTGGTGTATCGACTACTCCAGGATTTACCCCCAGCGTTGATCCTGTTGGATTTTCAACATCATTAAGAAACAATTCTCACTATTTTGTCTCTAGAATTGACGATAAGCAATTCAGACTTCATTTCACAAAAGAAGATGCAGTAAACAAAAGACATCCAATCAATATTGTTGGATTTGGTACTGGTCCTCAAGAGTTTAGAACGACCACATCAAGAAATATATTATCAGATATTATCGTAGTAGATCCAGGAAAAAATTATAGAAATAAAAAGAGAGAAATTTCTTCATCATCTGTTAATACTGTTGAAAATGTAATTAATATTCAGAATCATGACTATCAGAATGGAGATATACTTGTATACTCTTATGAACCTGGTTCAACGCCAATTTCTGGATTATCAACAACAGAGTTGTACCAAGTCACATTATTTGATGAAGATAATTTCAGATTATCTTCATCTGGAGTAAGCACTAATGTTTCTACAACAAATTATGATAGATCTAAGTATCTAAAATTTGATTCGGCTGGATCTGGAACTCATATATTTAATTATCCTCCTATAGAAATTTCCATTGATAGTAAAACCGGAATAGGAACAACTTTCGGTGGAGAAGCACAAGTAACTCCAATCGTAAGAGGATCAATAACTTCCGTTTCCGTTGTTGATGGGGGTAAATCTTACGGCTCCGTAGATGGATTGATAAATTATGATTCATCATTATTTTTTGATCCTTCCATTAATATCAGTACTGGAGAAGGTTCGATTTTAGAACCAATCATCGTAAACGGATCAATATCTTTTGTTATTGTAAAGAATGGTGGATCTGGATATTCTTCCCGACCCGATATTCTAATTACGGATCCAGATGGTGGAGTTGGTGCAGTATTAAAACCAACAGTAAACTCTTCAGGTGCTATTGAATCAGTTTCAATTGTTTATGGCGGAATTGGATATGGAAAAAATACTTCAATAACAGCTATCCCTGTAGGAAGTGGAGCCATACTGAGAGCAGAACTTCAAAAATGGAATATTAATTTATTTGAAAGAAATAAAAATAATATAACCAATGATGATGGAATTTTTACTGAAAGTAATGATTTTGAATTAGGAATTGGATATGGTTCTCTATATGCACCAAGAAAATTAAGATCTCTTCTAATTACAAACGCTGGTGATGGAATTTCTTCCGATTTGGAATTCAATTCAATCAATGGTGAGGTAGATAGAACCGGAACATCCGAACACTCACCAATTATTGGATGGGCTTATGATGGAAATCCAATATATGGTCCATATGGATATGCAAATAAGAATGGTGGAACAGTAAAACTTTTGTCCAGTGGATATGGCTTGAAAATAGATTCATCGACTGGCAGAGGAGATAATGGACCTCCAGTCTCAATATTTCCTCCAGGATTTTTTATTGAAGACTATGAATATAAAGGTAATGGAGATCTTGATAATCATAATGGGAGATTCTGTATAACTCCAGAATTTCCAAATGGAACTTACGCATATTTTGCCACATATAAAAACGCTTCTACTACTGGAGAGACTGATAAAGTAACTTCTTCACCATTCTTTAACTATAAGAAGCCAGTATTTCCATATCTCATTGGAACGGATTATAAGTTTTTGCCCAATATTGACAATTTTGATCCGAGAATCAATCAACGAGATATTGATTTCAACAAGTTAAATGTAGTAAGAAACACTGCTCCATATAAGTTTGATCAAAGAAATAGTTATTATGAATATATTATTCAACCGCAGAAAAAAAATAATATATCAAACAGAATATTGCACACTACTTCAGGAGAAGTAACTTCAGTTGAAATTGTCGATTCTGGAACAAATTATAAAGTTGGAGATAAAACTGTCTCCAACATGGAAGGAACTGGTTCCAGTATCCAATCAATAGCGGAAGTAAAGTCCGTTGTAGGAGTTGGTATATCTCATATTTCATTTAAAGAAAACGTAGTAGAAAATATAAGTATAGAGTTTAGAGATAATGGCCTGATTGTAGGAACTTCCACTCTTCCTCATAATCTAAAAAATAGTGATATACTTGAATTTTATAATTCTTCACCATCTCTTAGTGAACTTGATGGAAAATCTCAGATTGCAATAACAAGCTTTAAGACAAGCTTATCAGTTGGTATTGGAAATACGGTTCAAACCGGAATGACAACATCTTTGATTGTTAATAACAATATATTTGATATTGTAAAAAGAGAGCGTTTACAAGTCAATGATTACTTAGGAATAAATGATGAAAAAGTAAAGATTCTTGGATTTAATTCTGAAAACAATGCATTAATTGTTGAACGTGGTCAACTATCTACTATAGGTGCTGGTATAACTCATGTTGCAGGGTCTGATATTGTTTTAGATAGTAGGCAGATTTTATTCTCTAAAAATATTAGAAATATTCGTAATGTAGTAAGAAGTCGTCAATTCTATTTCAATCCACCCGAAGTAGTTGGATTGGGTGTTGTTGGAATATCTACATTTAACTCTTATATTGGAGCTGGATCGACAATTACCTTAAGGCAAATAAAAATTCAGTCGATATACATTAAAGATCATAAATTTAATACTGGAGATGAATTGATTTATTCATCATCAGGAGAATCTTCTATAAAAGTAACTAGAGATATTATTCCTAATGAATTTTCTCTAGAAGATGAATCTACAGTTTATGCAGTCAATCTTGGAAAAGATTATGTAGGCCTTTCAACTAGTTCCATCGCTATTGGAAGTGATGGAAACTATATTGGGGTGGGAACAAATACTATCCCAACTCTGCTATATTTTACAAAATTTGGATCTGGTAGAGTACATAGTTTAAGAACGCCAGAATCGATTGATAAGAGTAATGTTAAAAAATACGTTGGAATTGTCACTACAAAAGACCATCACGACTTATTAGATAAAGATAAAGTAACTATTGATATCAACTCTTCTTTATCCGGAAAAGTTTATGAAGTTGAGTATAACTCAACATTAAGGAAGTCTATTTTTAATCCTAGATTTGCAACTTCAATTGATACTGAAACCAATATTATAACTTTGGAAAACCATGGATATAATACTGGAGATAGAATTTTCTATGAATCTAGCAATCCAGCTTCTCCATTGATAGACGAAACAATTTATTATGTACATAGATTATCTAGAGATACATTTAAATTGACTGCATTTGAATGGGATGCTCTATTCAGTTATCCAGTAAAAGAAATTGATTTGACAACTCAAGGGTCTAACAATAGATTTAGTGCTGTAAACCCTCATATAAAAGCTATTGCTTATTCTAATGTGGGATTTGGGGTCTCTCATTCGTCTATGAAGAATTTGAAACTTTCATTCTTTGAAGATGGAGAATTTGTCAATGAATTTGAAGGAACAAATACTTCTTTCCAAAATGAAATCGAAAGAGTAGGAACTCCTGGAGTAACAAATGATGCTGTAGTTAATCTAAAATTTAATAGCAATTTTCCAAACTCTCTCTTCTATCAACTTAAACCTACAGATGTAGATTCTATAACGGATGATGGGGAAGTAGATAAGTTAAAGATATTGCCCGATCTTGCTAAAAAGTCATTAAATTCAAATAGACTAGATTTGGTCTTTAGTGGCTACAATGGAGATTATGAAGTAAATATTTCAGATCAAAATACATTCAATATTGTTCTTACTGATGATCCAGAAAGAACTTATTATGATGATACAGATTTATCAAAATCATCTTATTCTACCGAGTCTGAGAATTATTTTGGGCCAATTAATTCTTTAAAATTAACCCAAAAGTCATCATCTCTCAAAAAAGTTCCACAGGTGGTCTCTGTAGCATCTACAGTAGGATCTGGAGCCAATATTTACTTTGTAGGTGAAGAAATCGGAAATATCAAAAAAGTAGATATTTCTAATGTTGGATTTGAATTTTCCTCAGATAAAACTTTAAAACCAATTGCAGATATTCCAACAGTTATTGGTATTTCAAATTATCATTCAATTGAAAATATTGAGGTTATAGAATCTGGAAGAGATTATTCAACATCTCCAAATATTGCTATCTATGATTCTGAATTGAATCAGGTAATGGATGATGTTATTACAAGAGTAAGTGTTTTGGGATCATCAGTTTCTGATGTTTCTATAATCAATGGTGGGTCTGGATTATCTGATACTAATATATCAGCCGTCAGTATTAATAATACAAATGGAATAGATGTCATCAATGCTGATTTTGATACTTCCACTAGTATTGTCACACTAACTCTACAGACTCCAACTTTAGGATTTACAACTTCAACATATCCATTTGTTGTTGGCCAAAAGGTATTTGTTGAAGGAGTTGATATTGTTTCTGATAGTGGAGATGGATATAACTCTACAGATCATGGATACAAATCATTTGATGTTATCGGCGTTAATACTGCGATAGGTTTGGCTAATGGTGCTACAGTATCTTATAGTATTTCTGGAATATCTTCCGCAGGAATATACAAAGCATCTTTTGGATCTGTAATTTTAGATTCTAATTTGGTTAAATATAAAATTAATTTTAAGAAAGATAATTCAAACCTATTCTCGAAAGGAGAACTTTTAAATTTCGGATCTTCAGAAAAAGCATCCGGATTTGTTGTTGACAACCAAGGATGGGATCAGAATACATCTAAATTGAGAGTTAATCAAATAACTGGAGAAAACATTGAAGTTGGTGACATCATTAAGAGTCAAACAACTGACGCAAAGGCTATTATTAAGTCTATAGAAAAATCATCCGGAAAATTTGTTTCTGATGCAACTAGTTCTATACAGATTGGTTCTTCAAGAGAGACTGGAAAACTAAGTACATTCTCTCAAAGAATTCATGATAATAATTATTATCAAAGATTCTCATATTCTGTTAAAGGAACTACAGATATCAGCAAGTGGGATGATGCGGTAGGAAGTCTTGTACATACATCGGGATTTAAAAGATTTGGCGATTATGTCGCAGAATCATCTTCAAGTTTCGCTGGTGGAAGTGGCCCAGCTCCTATTTCCGGAATATCTTCAGTAACATCAATAAAAAATCTTGTTAACTTTATAGAAACTGATAGAATACACGATTTCGATTTGGTTAGAGAAGATAGTGCTGGATCCTGCAGCAAAAATGTATTTTTTGATGGGAAGATAATTTCAGATTATTTTAGAAGTGATAAAAATAGAGCTGTAACTATTGACGACTTCAGTGGTGAGTTTAGAAGTGATCCGAATCTAGATGTATTCGTAGTTATTGATAGTTTCTTCGGAAATACTATTAGAACCTGTAAGTATCTTGTTGAGATGTACAATGCGAAGACAAATTCGTATGAGGTTGCTAACTTCCTATTAGTTCATAATAATTTCCAAGTATTCATTAACGATTATACTGGAACTTACAATAACAATCCTTTCGGTAGATTAAGTGCTCAGTTAGAATCTGGTCAAATAGAAATTAGATTTGCACCATATAATCCAGATAACAATGTATACCTGAAAGTATACAGAACTGCAATAAGAGATGATTTCTCGAATAATGAGACCACCTCTCTTGGTTACCTGGATAGAATTGGATTTACAACTACATTTACTGGAACACCTGGAGTTCCAAAGAAATTAGTAAGTATAGCTACAACTCAATATGAGTCATATGGATTTATGGCTCAAATGGGTACATTCTCTGCAAATAGTGTTCTCCCATCTGGAAGTTTTGATTTCCAATCTGTTGAAGGATTTGCTACTTATGATTCTGATTTAAATAATCATAATCTGATGTTTGGTGATGTCGATACTTTCCAAACCCTTGGAACTTTTGACACCAATTATTCTTCTGGCAATTTAGATATAACTTTCACCCCAAGTATTGGAATAATCACAGCCTTTACTGGAAAGCTTTACATAGTTGGATTTGGTAATACAACTGGAGTTGGTGTCACATATATCAATCCACCTCTTGATGGAAGCGAGGGATCGGTGAGATTAGAATCTCATCTCTTAGAAATTCCATCTAGTGGAACTCCTGGAATAACAACAATATCATCTATGGATTCCAATCTCCATAGATCTTCTAGACATCTTGTTCAAGTGATAGCAGATTCTGGTGAAACATACCTCAACACTATTGTAGGTATTCATAATGAGACAAATACTTACTATGTTGAATATGGAGATTTATATACATCTAATCCTCTAGGAACTTATGATTATGTACTCGTAGATAATAGTGTAGATCTTAGATTTACACCAAATGCTGGAATTGGAGTAACTGTGAAGGTATTCTCCGAAGAGTTTAAGAAAGAAATAGTTGGGTATGCTCAAACTTCATTCTCCCATATGGATATCTTTGTAGATGATTTCACGTATGTTGAGAGAATACAAAGATATAGATATGATTTTGCTCTGAAGCATATTGGAGACAGCCTCTTCTCGAAGAAAATTTCTATAACAGGAATTTCTACTACATCAGATTTAATAACATTTACTAAGGAAGATGGAACAGCTGATGATCACTTCTTTGTGACTGGTGAAGAAATCAATTATTCCTATGCTGGCATATCAACAGAGAGAATTTCTGTAATGACAGGAACTGGATATACCAATAAACTTCCAGATAGTGTATTTGTCATTAAGAAGACAGAAAACACAATTCAACTGTCAACTTCCAGAGCAGATGCTATGTCTGGGATAGCATTAACATTTACTGATCGATATGAATATATGGAAGATCAGACTCTTGATGCAATATATCCCAACAAGAAGTGTATTATCTTAATAGATGGTATAACTCAATCGCCACTAGCTTGGACTCCGATTTCTTACAATCTTACAAATAATCTTTCTGGAATTTCTACTGAAATATCCCTAACTGGAATCTCTTCGATAAGAAATGGAGATATACTTAAGATTGGTAGTGAATTTGTAAGAGTTGATAGTGCTAATACTCCTTCTGTCAATTCAGCAGTTGTTCAAAGATCCTGGATGGGAACTAATTCGAATGGAAATATATCGCATACACTTGGGGATGAAGTGAGGTTGTATAGAGGTGATTACAATATTGTAAAGGATAGAATTTACTTTAAAGAAGCTCCATATGGATCAAATACTGTCGGAAAAGATTTCTTAGCAGCAGCTAATCTACAATCAAATTCTTCTTTCCAAGGAAGATTTTTCCAAAAATCATCTTATGATGATAATGTTATATTTGATGATATTTCCCCACAATTTAATGGAATTGGAAGAACATTTGCTCTTACTGAAGAAGGGAATAGTGTAGTAGGAGTTGCTGTCACAGAAAATTCAAATAGCATCACTCTTCTCAGAAATATTTTCCAAAAACCATCTATAGATTTTAATATCGAGAGCAATGTTGGAATTGGTACTCAAATACATTTTACTGGCAGAAAAGATTATCTTGGAAATGATATTATTTCTGAAATTGATGTAAACAAAAATGATGTTCCAAAGGGAGGTATTATAGTTTCTGTAGGATCATCTCAAGGATTTGGATTGCAACCACAAATGAGAGCAGTTGGAATTGCATCAATATCTCATGGTCAAATTGAATCCGTAGCAATTGGAACAAACTTCTCCTCTTCTCTTGGTGGATATATTACAACGAGTTTTCCTGGTTCTGGATATACCCAACAAATTGTTTCAATCAACTTTATTGGATCATATGGAACTGGAGCACAGGCTCATGGAGTTGTTAATGCTGGTATAGTTACAGAGGTAGTAATTACAAACCCAGGATCTGGATATACTACAAGTAACCCTCCATCTATCTTATTTGATGCTCCTTTGCCATATGACAATCTTAAGTTGACTGGAAGTTCTACTGGAATAGGAGCATCAGTCAGTGTAGTTGTTGGTCAAGGATCAAGTGTAATAGACTTTGATATTACTAATTTTGGTTATGGATATCAAATAGGTGATGTTTTAACTCCTATTGGAATCTTAGAGGATTCTAATATTACTAGTGCTCCATTTACAATAACAGTAGAGGATACTTACAATGAGCCTTTCTCTGCTTGGAACATTGGAATTTTAGAATTGATTATTGACATATCTAGTGAGTTTAATGGGGTCCAGAGAACATTTACTCTTCAAAGACAAGGAGATATTGGTGTTGAACCATTGAGTATAGAGAAGGGTAATTATGGTGTTATTGATCTTGCAGCTAACTTATTGGTTGTAATTGATGGTGTTCTTCAAACGCCTAGTATCGATTACTCTTTCAATGGAGGTACTCAGATTACATTTAGTGAGGCACCAAAGTCTGATTATAGTTGTCAAATCTTCTTCTATAAAGGAAGTCAAAATGATACCAGTTTTATAGATGTTGATCCACCTTTGGAAATTGGTGATAAACTAGAACTTTCTATTCCAATAGAAGATTCTCTTATCGAAAGGCAAGAAGCAAGAACAATTGTTGGAATTAATTCTTCTAACTCTGTAAGAACAACCACTTATTGTGGAAATGGATTGTCTCAGGCTTTAAGACCTGCTCATATAATTAGACAGAATAGTGATGTGTTTATTGGTGGAGAATTGGTTTCTAAGAAGAGATTGAGTTTAGAAGCCTTGATAAGACCAGAGTCTACTTTGATAAGATCGTTAAATAATGTTGATACTGAAGTATTTGTTGATTCTATTTCTAAGAATTTCAACATAGATTCTAGAGCAACCAACGATATTATAATTGCGTCTCAAGATCCAATTTCGGTAGGAAATAGTATATCTAAGAGCGAAATAATTAGTGATGTAAGTGTATCTGGTGGCCATGGAACTATCATTGGTGTAGGAACTAGTGCCGTTGGAATTAATACAACATCTCCAATGCTTGGATTTACGATTCAGAGTGAAGAATCTATTAATGCTGGCCCTCTTGGAATTACTACTGATATATATTTTATAATCTCAAATTCTAATGTTGGAAACGGGGTCACATCAATTGAAGTTGGTACAGAAGTTTCTACTGTTGGTATTGGAACCTCATTCATTGACAACATATATAGAGCTGACAGTATCGTAACAGACAATGGAATAACAACCGTTTATTCTAATGTTTCCGATCTGAATGGAATAACTACGACTTCTAACTCTGGAGATGGTTATTACTATGGTTCATATAGTTGGGGTAAGATAACTGGAACCAGAGCATCTACAGCCTCCTCTTTCACATCATACAATAATAATGGAATAGTTGGAATAACAACCTCTGCAGTTGTTAGAAGACATTTGCCATTTAAAATAGATTTTTAAAGAATAAATAAAAGGAAAACCATAAAATGTCAGCAATTTTAACTGATCAATTTAGAATATTAAGAGCTTCGGAATTTATATCCTCGATGGAAGATAGCACTAATTGCTATTATACATTTCTATCAGTACCAGATACTGATGAAGTAGATTCTAACTGGAGTACAACTATTCCAGATCCAATTGATAGTTTTGATGAGGAAAATCGTGCATTTGATAATGTAGTAGCTTTATCAAAGATAACCTCAAGTAATGCTAGACAGGTAATAAGAAAATATGAGTGGGTTTCTGGAGAAACCTATGAAATGTACAGAAATGACTATTCTAGAGTTAATAGAAGTCCTGTAACAAATTCAACTAGATTATATGATGCAAGATTCTATATCATGACAAGTGAATATAGAGTTTATATTTGCCTACAAAATGGAACTGATCCAACAAATCCTCAAGGTAGGCCATCAATTAATGAACCAACTCACACAACATCAACACCACAATCTGCGGGAGATGGTAGTGACAAGTATATTTGGAAATATCTTTATAGTATAAGTCCAAATGATGTAATTAAGTTCGACTCGACTGATTACATACCGGTTCCTACACATTGGTCAACCAATACCGAAGTTGGTTTGGTAAGGGATTCTGCAGTTGACGGTTCAGTTGAGGTTGCTGTAGTAACAAATAGTGGAATAGGATACGGATCGGCAAATTCAATCAATAATATTCCAATCATAGGAGATGGTGAAGGTGCTGAGGCTTCGATCACCGTTTCTTCTGAAGGTAAAATCGTAGATGTATCGATAACAAATAATGGTTCTGGTTATAGTTACGGAACTTTAGATATTTCCAGCGTAACTCATACAGGAATTGGTACTACTACGGTAGCAAACTTTGATGTTATTATGTCACCAAAGGGTGGCCATGGTAAAGATGTTTATAGAGAGTTGGGTGCTAATAAAGTTTTACTTTACAGCAGATTTGAAAATTTACAATTCCAAAATCCAGATGTAATTGCAAGTAATAGTTTCGCTAGACTAGGAATATTAAAAAATCCTCTGAAGTTTGATGGGAGTTCTCAGTTTGACGATTCAACAGCATCTGGCCTTTATGCTGTTAAATTAACTGGTGTAGGTTCTTCTACGCTAACCTTTACAGACGATGAGCGTATCATTCAAACTATAGGTATTGGATCAACATCTGTCGGCCGTGTTGCATCTTATGATAAATCAACCCAAGTCTTAAAATTTTGGCAGGACAGAAGTCTTGTCCTGACACAACCAAAGGGTGGACCAA